TGATGTTCGACAATAGCAGTGCAGGATTCTACCCAATCTCCGCAGTTCATATATTCAATATTATCAAAAGTACATATATTTGCATGATGAATATGACCGCAAACCACCCCATCGACGCATCTCCTTTTGGCTGCATCTGCAACTACTTTTTCGTAATCACCGATAAAGTTGACTGCTTCTTTAACACTCGATTTCGCCCAAGCAGATAGAGAGAAACCTTCTATGTTTAAAAAATTATATACGTTCTGTAGATAACGATTCAAGTCAATCATACGATCATATAACCAACCACCAATCAGAGCGAGCCACTTGGCGTTTTTTGTAATCAAGTCAAACTGATCTCCATGAATAACAAGATATCTCTTGCCATTCTCGCCCTGATGGACAATTTCGTTTACCAATTTAATATTACCCATTTCGTTTCCTGCATATTCGCGAAGAAACTCATCATGATTACCAGTAACATAAAATATTTCTACTGCTTTTTTAGATTGCTTTAGAAAGAATTGTATAACATTATTATGTGTTTGTGGCCAATAAACTTTCTCTCTCATCATCCATCCGTCGATGATATCGCCAATAAGGTAATATCTATCGGCTTCGGTTTCTTTGAGAAAATCTAATAATTTTTCTGCGTTAGAGTGACGGGTGCCAAGGTGAACATCAGATATAAAGATTGCTCTGTATTTCCTTTTATCTTTTGACACAACTTCTCCTATGTTATGATTCTCATCTTGTCTTTAAGAATAATATATTCTTTAACCAATGCAGAACGAACGATATCTTTAGCTTCAAATTCGACTAACTCAAAAGATTTCATATTCTTAACAACACGCATGAAATCTGTTAGACCACTACGTTCATGTTCTCTTGTAAAGTCTGATTGTCTAAAGTCGCCACAGAATACTACTTTGCAGTTGTGGCCAATACGAGTAATAACAGAGTCAAGCTCATGAAGAGTAGCGTTCTGCATCTCATCCACGACAACAATACAGTCGTTGAGTGTAATGCCTCTAATAAAAGAAGTAGAAATAAATTCAATAACGTTTCTCTTTTTTAAATACTCGTATGAATCGCCTCTACCAAACAACTCTGTGCAAATTGCATAGTAAGGAGCTTCATATACTTTAGTTTTTTCTTTATCGCTACCAGGAAGGAATCCCATATCTCTGGTAGGAACTACCGATCTTACAATAACAACTTTCTTATAAACACATTCAGGATCGCTGAGGATCTGTCTCAAAGAAAGGTATAATGCCATAAAGGATTTACCTGTACCAGCAATGCCATGAAGCATTAGATTTTTATCATCTTTAAAAGAATCAAATGCTAGTTTTTGATTCTCTGTTAGAGGATTAAAATGCTTTAGATTAAAATTAATTTTCTCTTGGTAATTTTCCTTTTGTTCTTTACCTTGTTGACGAAGAAGTCTTTTTTCTCTACGGGTTAATCTTTTTGTTGATTCTTCTTGCATTATACCCCTATCAGAATGTGTTTATGGTGCTCCTTGTTATACCTTTATTGTTTCCCTTCTTCATATGTTTTAACAGATCACGGAAACCCTGATCAGGTTTACCCATGCCTCTGCCAGAATGGATCATAGGAGCGCCATTTACGAGTTGAGTGATATTCGGATTTTCTTGCAAGTATGCATCAAGTTCCGATATCGACATGAAGTTTTCATACTCTTCGCCAGTGTCATGATTAATAAAACGATATGTTGGCATCAATATTTCCAATTGTTATCGATAAGATCGTCAATATCTTGATCTTCATCTTCAACGAAAGCTGAAATATCTTTTGTACGTAACGCACGTTCTACACGCTTTGCGTTACGCTTCTGTTCACGTTCACGAGGATCATCATGAAACTCGTCACGATCTGAATAGTCGTTCTTTTTAAATTTCTTAATAGCTGATTTGCTCATTCTACAATCAATCCTGGTAGTGCTTCTTTAACGTGTCCGATTGTAATGCCAGGGAATGGCATCTTCTTGTCCTTAATTGCGACTAGAAGTTTGGCATCGAGAGGATCTACACGTTCAAGTAATTCAATGAACATCATCTCTCGCTTATTCTGATTTAGATCTGGATAAAAACCTTCTACAAAGTAACGTAACTTATCAGCTTCTCTGTGGAGAACATGCTGTTGATCTACTACTTCGGTAGGTTTGTATGGAGGTTCTCCTTCCGGAAGAAGGAACTTAACTGTTGGATCAAACGCTGCTTGTAGAATAATTCTTAGTGCGAATGTATCATTTGCTTTTAGATTGTCAACTTTTTCCTGAGTCTTTTTCAGTTTAGAAACACGGTGTAGAAATTCATACATGCTGAGAACAGCCATTATTTTCTCCTTAAAACTCACTCAAATGTTCAGTTAGATTCTTGAGTTTATTTGCGATAAAGTAATTTAGTAGTTTACTACGATCACGATTTTCTTGAGCATTGTATTGTTCCATTACCTTATCACGAATATAATCAGGAGTGAAACTCAAATCAATCAAGCAAGCATTACGAGAATAATTTCGGGCAATAATTGTATCCATTTCTTCTAGATCCGTGCCCATAATCTTTTCTAACTTTCTAGCTGTTAGAGGTCGTTGGCGATCTCCTACAACAAAAACATTATCCGGAGAAAGCACATTAGGAACTCCATCACCAGCATCTCCTTTTAGAATATGTTCGTGTAAGAAACGTTCTGGATCTTCGTGCTTAATCCACTTTTTACGAGTAGGATCGTACTGCTCAACATTAGCGTACTTATGCAACTGGATAAAATCCTTGTCGCCAGAAAGAATCAAAATTTTCTCACCAGTATTTAGTTCTGTACCGAATTTAGAGACAAGGGTTGCGATAATATCGTCAGCCTCTGCAGACTCAACATCAATAACCCTGTATGGAAAGTATTCTTTTAGTTCTGAACGAATCTTATTCATGCACTCGAAAATACTTTTCCAGTTAAGCTCCGAGGATTCGATATTCTTTTTGCGATTAGCTTTATAATAGGGGAATCTTTGTTTGCGCCAATAATTGGTATTGTCACAAGCAATAACCATTTCTCCATAGTCTTCCCCGAACTTGACCTTGTAAGATCGGAGGGAGTTTAAAATCATATGGCGAACCATATTTTCTTCTACTTGCGCATTAGTATGATTACCAAGTTGCATAAGAAGATTAGATAACATAACTTGATTCAAGTCAACAATAATCACAAATCACCTATTCGGTTTCGGTTTCTTCCGGTTCTGTTAGATCTAATTCTATTCTGTCTACTACTTTATAAGCGCCATTCTCTGTAAGCTCTTCTTCAAAAATGTTTTCGATAAGAGTATTAAAAGGATGATAGATACCATAGTGCTTACACATTATAGCTCGTAATGCTTCTACAATAAATGCGCCATCTCTGACATCTTCATCTTCATCATCCATCATACCAAAACCAGCAAGATCTAACTGGTTGAAAAGTATAGGAGCCATTGCTAAGATAGTCTCTTGAATATGATAATGTTTCATCATATCTAGATTGTTCTGAATATTCTCTACAGTTTGTGCTGCTAAGTTTATTCTAGAGTTAGGTCTAGGAAAAGAGATAACGTTATTACTTACTGACAAATTATATTACCTTATTGTTATCAAAAAGTCAATATTATTTATCCAGTTTGATAGACCATGTGAGATCCTGAACCATAAAATTCAAAATCATAGATCCTACAATCTTTGTGGTTCATAGATATAGCTCCCTCTACAGATGTTCTATATTTTTCTGGAACGTAAAAGATAAAGAATCCGCCGCCACCAGCACCTAGTAGTTTACCTCCAAGAGCTCCAGCTTTTATAGCTGTATCATAGATCTCGTCGAAATAATCTTGCGTAATTTCTTCGCATACGCCTTTCTTATCTAGCCAAGATTCGTGAAGTAATCTACCGAAGTCGTCGATCTTACCTTTATGTAGTAGTTCTACTGCTTCGAATGCCTTTTCTTTAGAGCGTTTAACTTTATTGAACTTATCAACATCTAACATTGCTTTCTGTTGTTTCTGTAGAATGTTATTTGCGTTTCTACTTCTACCAGAATACACTAGCATTAAGTTCTTTTCAAGAGCTTGAATATTAGTATTGGTTAAACGTAATTCGTCTACTACTACTTCACCATTTTTCTTAAACTTAAATAAATTCATTCCTCCCCAAGCTGCAGCGTATTGATCCTGTTTACCAACAGGATATCCGCACTTGTTCATTTCTATCTCGCATGCAATATCAGCAACATATCTACGTGTGCTATTGTCATACTTGGAACAAGATATTGCCTTTACCAAACCCACAGTAAAAGCAGAAGAAGAGCCGAGCCCAGAACCCTTAGTAATAATATCTGAGATAGATGCAATTGTGATCTCCTTTGTATAATTATAATACTTTAGAGTTTCACGAGTAATAGCATGCTGCATTTGTTCAATGTCGTGCTGTTCTTCGACGTCATCATACATACAACGCACACCCATATGAGGAACTTTATGCGCTATTACATAAATGAATTTGTTAATAGTTACGGAAAGGGCAGCGCCATCCTCCTGTTCATAGAAGGATGGCATATCACTTCCCCCACTAAAGAATGAAACGCGAAGTGGAGTTCTTGTGAGAATCATAATTATTCTACCTTATATGTAAACATTTCCTTTGGAAACCAACGAGATTCATCGTCAGGATATATTGTAAGTAACTTTTCTAGAGTTGCTTGCCAACGATTCTTAACATAATCGATATTATATCTGCTGTCAACAAATATCTTATTGAAGCGGATCATCTTATCATGGTTCTTTGTTCTTACGAAATCAATAGCAGCGTTTAGATTACCAGCAAATGCAGCTGCATGATTATTGATATCGTTAAGATCACCATGGAACATAACGTTCAAACCACCGGAAGATTCCGGGAGAGCGCCAAGATTAGGATGAACGCATACCAAACCAGCGGACATAGCTTCGAGCATGGCTCTGCAGGATGTCTCTGTCCAAACAGAGGGGTAAGCAAAGATATGAGACTTGTTAAGATGTTCTTTGAGTTGGTCATTCGGAACGAATCCATGATAGGTCATTTGCGGATGATTACGAATTTCATCATACAAATGTTCAAACTGTTTATCAGCGTCGTCCCAACCATAGATTTTAAAAGAAGAAAACACGTCAAGATGAATATCTGGATTGTCTTTTGCTAGTTCTTTAAACACATGAACGAGAATATCAAGACCACGCTGCGGGGTTGATGTATAAACTAAACGAATCTTATCGTCTGGCTTATCAAAACAACTTTCCGGAGCAGGAATAATACCTGATTCTAGAATAATTGATTTTTGGTCATAAGGTAGACCATGAACTAACTGATAGCGTTGATACTGCCAGTTAGAAATAAAGATAAACTTATGAAACTTGTAACGCCAATTTACATCACGAAACTTAGCAGACTCTGGATCTTCTGGTAGATCATGACACCAGAACAAACGAATCTTACTTCCATCTAAATCACGTGGGCGTGAACAAATAATTTGAAAATTTTCTAGCAATTCATCAGGAAGAATCTCTGCTAGTTTGCGCTTGGCGATCTCTGTTCCACCATTAGCCTTTTCGGAAATTTCGTTTTCTTCAAAACCTTTCATTATACTTCAATCCTATATCCAGATGCCTGAGCATCATTATAAAACATTTGAACAGTCTCTTGAGAGAACTTAGTTAGATCTTTACCTTCTAGATTCAACTTCTTGATTTGGTCGTGAAGCATTGTGATAATGTGACAACCAGAAATTTCTGCCATTTGTAAATGATATACTTCTCTACAAGAAGCCCAAAGAAACTTAATCTTATTAAACTCTACTGGTTTATCCATTGCTTCGCCGATACACTGTTTGGTCCATTTAACAGGATCTCTCAGAGTGTCAGCAACACGACCAGAGAAAATAGAAATAATAACCGGAACATCTGGATTAACTATAGCTTCTAGGACGTTATGAGATTGGTTCGGAGTGAACACTGCAGTAACATTTACTTTAACTTTTTCTTCGTTTAACCTACGAATTAAACTATAGTTTGGTTCGCCTTTTGTGTTCATAACTGGAATCTTTACGAATACATCGTAACCAGCTTCGTCTCCCCATGAAGCAATCTTTTTTGCTTGAGCGTACATACCATCAAAATCGTCAGCAAATACTTCTAAGGATATATTAGTTCCAGGTCTCTTTTCTGCAAGAGAACGAATAATATTCTTAGCGAACAATTCGTAATCTTCAATACCAGCCTGTCTCATCAGTGTTGGGTTAGTAGTGAATCCAGTAACTTTAGGATTCTCTGCAGCTTTCATGATGCCATCCCAATCTGCGCCATCTGCATAAATTTCAATTGTCATCTTCCACCCTCATTCTGTTCGATAATCTTACTAGCTTCTAATAGATTGTCACAAATATAATTTGGTTGAATGTTTTTATATTGCTCTGGGCATTCATAAACTATTCCAAGATATATAGTTGTCAAATTAGAATTATATCCAGCAACTACATCTTTCCAAGTATCTCCAATCATATAACTACGTTCGCGAGTTACTTTAAATTCTTTTACTATTTTTTCAATCATACCATTGTTTGGTTTATAATCAGGAGTATTACGTGTTCTGGCTGCTTGAATTGTATCAACCTTTAAATCATTTTTTAATGTTTGATGCATTAAATCGAGAGTTTGTTCAGTCATAAGATTATCATCAACATCTGGTTGATTTGTAACCACATGCGTAGTATAACCTAATCTTTTGATTTTTTTAACTGCATCTTCAACGCCATCGATATATTCAAACTCTTCGAAGAGCCATGGTCCGATGTGTTTAGGATTAGATCGACCGCTAATTAATTTATTGAGCGTGCCATCACGATCAAGAAAAACTGCCTTTACCATTTTGTTTTATTTTTCTGCAAAACAGGATTAGAAACTAAACAATGCCAGACTGTTCCTTGGAATGCTTCTGAGTGTGGCGTGACTCTGTCTGGAGCCAACTGAGGAATAACCACCACACAATTCCCTTTTTCAGCAGTGTATCCATCTGCCTTGCCGACAATACCGTAAACATGAGCGCCAACATAATTCGCATAATCAATTGCCTTTACTAGTCCAACTGATACATTCTTTTCTTTATTACCACCACCAACTGATAGAATAAAGATACAATCATACTTGTTTAGATTACTTACTCTGAGATATCCTTCGAAAACGGTGTCAAACCCTTCGTCGTTCGTTCTAGCTGTAAGTTCTGGAACGTTGTCTGTGGGGCAGTATGCTTCGATCCCACATAGCTTTCGAAGATCATTAACCATATGGGAAGCGTTACCAGCGCTACCACCCACGCCAAGCACAAACACACGCCCAGCATGTGCAGTGATGTCTGCAAGACCACGAGCCATGATCTCAATTTTGTTTTTATCAATTTCATTGGCAATATCTACTACTTCGTTAAAATACTGATCAGTAAATGACATAATATCCTCACTTGTAAATTCTAAATGCTACACTTTCTTGGTGAGCTCTTCCGAGCACTTCGTAATTATACTTAGTTTTTTCTAAGAACTCATGCCATGCTTTCCATTCATGATGTTGATAATTATTATATATGATAAACTCATCAAAGACAACAATTGAACCATCTTGGAATTTTTTTTCGAACTTATCAAGAACATATTTAGCGGACGAATAGATGTCGCAATCAACATGCATGAAAGCAACCTTCTCATCTTTATGTTCTTTAATAAATCCTGGAACTGTTTTCTTGAATAATCCTTCTACGATTACTACGTTTTCTGGTAGATCTGTTGGTTTATCGCAAGCAAAATGCCCAGCCATATATCCATTTGCCCAATCTTCTGGCAACCCTTGAAACCAATCAAATCCATATACCGTTCTTTCTGGTAATGTTTGAGCGATCTTTGTGATTGTTCTGCCTTTGGCTACACCAAATTCTAATATTAGACCTTCAAGATTTTGTGCTTGCTGTGCAAAATATTCAAGATGGATTATTGGAGCGTTTTGACAACTCTCTAGCATAAACGTTTTCCCTTAATACTGTAGAAGAATAATTATGTTTGCGTTCAAGAAATACAATTTGTATATTTCTTTCTTTACAGATTTCGTTTCCGTATATAAACTGACCTTTATATTCTTCGCTTAAAAATCTTTTTTGAACATCAACAATTGATAGTATATTTATTAGGTCTTGTTCAGTTTCATAAGGAATAATTTCATCAACCCATTGACAAGATTTTAGCTGAACAAAACGCTCATAAACAGATTGCACAGGTTTGTTTTTAAAAGAACGGTCGATCGTGGGATCAGTTTGTAACCCCACGATTAATTTTTCGCATTGAAGTTTGCATTGCTCGAGCATGACAAGATGTCCAGCATGCAATAAATCAAAAGAACCAAAAGTAATACCTGTATTATTCGTTGACGACATAATAATTATTGTCTCCATCCCACTGCTTCATATCTTCAGAACCAAGAGGAATCTTTGTTAGGTTCTTATCCTTGAAGAAGTTAGTGAAGTATTCGTCATTAACTTTCTGACCAAAAACTTCAGACTGCGCCATGATTAGCCAGTTCTTTGACTGATCAATCTTCGGCATTAGTTGCGCACGATATTCAAGCGGAGTCTCAGACAATGACCATGTAGCAATAACTAGATCAGCATGCGTTACATTGTCATCTTCAAATGACCACTTTGGAGTAATACCCTGCTTGCCAAGATAGAACTCTTGAACTGGCTGAGTCTCTGGAATGTCAACGATAGTATATTCGCCTTGGAATCCAAGATCGTGGATAAGCGAACACATATCACCATATCCAGCACCAATCTCAACAATTGACTTGATTGAACGTAGCTTCTCCTTACCAAACCCAGTAATCATAAGATGACCAAGGTTCTGAATACGCTGTGTTGAAGTATCAAAATCATTAGTTGGACGAAGTGCACCAGCCATTGCTTCTGGTATACCAATCCAATTTTCTACTAGAGCCTCATAGATTTCTAAGTCGCGATAAGCATGATAAAATGCTTCGCCAAAGAAACGAGAAGTGCGATATTGAGTTACAAGAGGAACGTTATGGATACTAGCCCACAAACGAAAACGATTTAGCGGGAGTGTAGCACAATCATGCTTGAACACTTCCCGCATCGTTGGCCAATATTCTGGACCATTTACTTGTTTTGCTTCGCGTTGTTTCACAGACCATTCTGAATCGGCATCAAAATCAGACCAAATAATATTCATTACAAACTCCAGTTGTTATGCTTGTCTTTCGAGATATGTAGTATTTACACGTGTAGGTAGGAAGTAATCATCAATTAGTTGTAAAACAATATCTTTATCGAATGTCTTACATGAAAACACGTCTAGGTAAACATCACCTGAATCGTCACATAAATGTGCGCAGATGTTACTTGTTTCGATAAGCTGAACTAATGTGTAACCAGCTTTGTTTCCTTCTCCGAAGTGAACAATTTGTGGTTCTCCATATGGAACCATCTCAATTTTCTCTACAAGTTCCTTGGCGAAATCGTAAATCGTTCCGTAATCTGTAACAGCAGCCCTGTTACAATCTCCAGCATTAACGATTAGATGATAACCCCAGTAAGCGTTTTCGTTCATTTACATCTCCTTAAAAGTATTGATACGGATCTAAGACCTGAACATACTCAATAGAGTCGATGCGAAATGAACGCCAACCACCCTTCATCACATCCCACACAGCAAGAACTTCTCTGTTCTCATCATGGAATTTCTTTACATCTGCTTCTTCTTGAACGTATGTTGGAGGAAGCAAACCTGGCATGAGAGTGCAACGCATCTCTCGTTTTTCGCCATTAACTTTTGTGAAATAAACTGCAACAACATTTTTCTGCAAATCTTTCATCAGAGTGTCGCGATCATAAGTAGCCATAATTTATGCTCCGTGGTAATTATCTTCCAATAGAATCTTTCTAGGGTCTGAAGTCTCTTCTGTTAGATGACGCTTCAATTGTTCAAACCCACCGATATTGAAACCGTCGAGAACAATCACAGGAAACGTCTTAGCTTCTGGAAACTTTGATAGAAGGATCTCGCGTGTGAAATCTTCGTCGAGTTTATACTCGATATAATCTTTTCCATGTGTGCGTAAGATTTGTTTTGCTTGTTCACAAAAAGCGCAATTGTTCTTCGAATAAATCTCAATAGCCATAGAAATAAATCTCCCAATACTTATTAACATCTGCAGGGTTATAAGGATTATATCCTTGCAGAAGCATATCTGTCTCAACCATATATTCTAATTCGCTGCTCATATGCATAATAACCTCCATTTAAGTCAAGAACATTATAACTTATTTTTAGTAGGAAAGCAATATTTATTTAAGAGAGAGCTCTTGATCTTGCATACTTTTATCATATGCATTCATCTTATCTAGATAGCCTCTGTTGCGGAGCTCTTTGAATACTAGGTTCTCTCTAGAATATTCTCCATATTGTTGAATGCCAGCGGCTCGCATGTTCTTTAATTTTGTTTTTAAAAGATTAACTGCACCTTCGCCCATCTTATGTTTTATTAGATGATCAATAGCATGCATATAATGCTTAACCTTCTGCTTTAGAAGATTGTCTCCCTGATAGTCGTATTCGCACTTACCAGGTTTTTTTAACCATTCATCGTTTTTAAGAGAATAAACGCCCTGATCTTTTGGATACTTAATGCTCTTGTCTTGGGCGTATGGTTCTAGAGGATAACCATATACATTAACATCGTGTGATAAAGTCCAGAGAGACTTTTTATCTTGTAGATATTCTTCTACGAATTTTTGATCACTAAAAAGTTTAGAACGATCTACGATAAGATGAACGTCGATATCTGATTTAGAAGTATAATTGAAATTAGTATTACCGCCTGTCATTACGATATCTTCAATCATACTCTTGGGAATCTTTGCGAACTCAGCCCAAGTTTCTCCGAAT